AATCACGAAGATCCCGATAACGCACCCAGCGATGGTCCTAACATGATTGCGTTGGATGACCTCGAATCAATTTTAGCTAAACTTAAACAAATAGACGGTATCGTTAAATGAAAAAAATCTACCATACTTGGCGGGCAGTTGAAAAACAAACTCAAGAAATCCTGCGCCAAATTAATGCCAGTGATTGGCGCCCAGACTATGTTGTGGGATTAACACGTGGTGGTCTTACACCTGCTAACCTAATTAGTCAATACTTAGAAGTTCCGATGGAATGCCTTAAGGTAAGCCTGCGTGACGATGGAAACAAACCCGAACATAATCTATGGATGGCCGAAGATGCTTACAACGGTAAGAACATTCTTATTGTTGACGACATCAACGATTCTGGTGCTACATTAAATTGGATTAAAGAAGATTGGGAGGATTTTCACCCTAGTAAACCAGAACCCTGGTTGACTATTTGGAACGATTCTGTTCGATTCACTGTGCTAGTCAACAACGAAGCAAGTGAGTTTAAACGTATTGATTACAGCGCAGTTGATATCAATAAAGCCGAAGAAGATTCGTGGATTGTATTCCCTTGGGAAGATTGGTGGAAGAATTAATGGGCAGTATGCCGTACAAGAAACTAGAACAGCTAGAGTTAATTTGTAATAGTAATCATATTGTTTTAGAAATTGGTAGTGAAAACGGCGAAGGTAGTTCTATATGGTTGTGTGAGTGGGCAAAACAACAAGGCATAGAATTTTATTCAGTCGATGTTGAACATAGGTTACGTGAAAGAACTTATCCACACATCAATTGGGTAGTAGCAGAGTCTGGATCTGATTGGTGTAAGAATATTCTCCCAGGTCTAAATAAGATTATTAAAGTTCTGTATCTGGATAATTTTGATTGGATTTGGGATTCCGGTAACATTGCTCCGTACTGTCAAACACAAATGGATAACTATGCCGTACGTGGTGTTGTTATGAATAACCAAAACTGTCAGGCAGAACATAGGTTGCAATTAGAATACTGTTTGCCTTATTTAGACAAACAGGCGGTTGTAATTATGGATGATACCTTTTATAATGATGGTACGTGGGATGGCAAATGTGCCACCGCTATACCTTTGTTGTTAGAGAATGGATTTACAATGCACGGCAGTGAATATGCCACAAGAAAATGAGAATGAATACAAAAACTAACGAAGCTCTTGTAATCTTACAAGAAGAATGTGCTGAAGTTATACAAGAAGTTAGTAAATGTTTTCGCTTTGGCATTAACAACCTAAATAAAGATGGTGTTAAACATAGCGTTGTATTAGAAAAAGAAGTAGCCGACATGCTGTGTATGGTAGACATATTAGTAGAACAAGGCGTGCTTGATCCGGGTCGATTGGATGTAGGCAAGATTGAAAAACAGGCAAAATTAAAGAAATGGTCAAAACTTTATGAAGAAGATTGTTAGCTTCGGAGATAGCTTTGTTTTTGGAACAGAATTAACAGACAATCTTGATGGCTCGAAAGCATGGTCTGCGTTAGTTGCTAAAAAGTTGGGCTACGAATATCATACTAGCTCTATTCCAGGGTGTGGCAATGATTGCATTGCTAGACAAATTTATTCCTGGTTTGCAAATAATTCAGTAGAAAATACATTAGCAGTAATTAATTGGACTTGGATGTCTCGTTGGGATTTTTATATTGTTGAGCACGAAACATGGATTACATTAGGCCCAACTTGTGTTCCAGAAAAACTCAAAGATCTAGTTGATCGTACGCAAGCCGAAGACATGATTGACTTTTATAAGAATCGAGCCAACAGTAGTTTACTGTGGAACAAGTTTAGGAATCTACAAACCATTTGGGCTGTTCAACAATATCTAGATCAAAAAGGAATTAAGTCGGTTCAAACATACATGGATTATGAATTACTAGATGGAAAATGGCATACTCCAGATTATATAAAAGAATTACAAGGATTAGTTGCACCACAATTACAACTTTTTGATAATCAAAACTTTGTAGATTGGTCGCATAAAAATGGATATCCTGTTACAATACAGGATATGCATCCGTTGGAAGAAGCGCATAAGTCTGCAGCAAAATATTGGGAAAATGCTTATAACATCTAAATACTATTATGAAAATTAAAGTTAGCGAATTATTTTATAGTTTACAAGGCGAAGGACGCTTTGTTGGGGTTCCTAGTGTGTTCCTAAGAACATACGGATGTAACTTTACCTGTGCGGGATTTGGTTGCAAGCCAGGAGAAAAGTCAACAGGTGCCGACGATGTGGCTGAAGTTGTACACTTGTACAATAACTTCCTAGAGTTACCGCTTGTTGAAACAGGGTGTGACAGTTATGCAAGTTGGCATCCTGCGTTTAAGCATCTAAGTCCTACACAACCTACTGAAGAATTGGTAGAGCGTATGTTAGCATTGACTCCTAACAACATGTGGGGGCAGAATAATGGCAACGACGTGCATCTTGTGATCACAGGTGGCGAACCCTTGCTAGGTTGGCAACGTGCATACAAAGAATTACTGAGTCATCCTCGCATGGAAGACTTGTTAAATATTACATTCGAAACCAACGGAACTCAAGAGTTGCATGATGATTTCAAACAGTATCTAGACGAATGGGTAAAACGAGATCTACGTAGACAAGTTACATTCAGTGTCAGTGCTAAATTAAGTGCCTCAGGAGAATCATGGGATGATGCTATTTGTCCTGAGATTGTAACCAGCTATCAAGAGCATGGACACACCTATCTCAAGTTTGTTGTAGAAACAGATGAACATATTATTGAAGCTATTCGAGCCAGTGATACATTTAGAGCTGGCGGCTTTGAGGGCAAAATATACTTGATGCCACAAGGTGGTGTAGTTAAGCCCTACGACGAAAATAAACTGCGTATTGCCAACATTTGCTGTGAGCAGGGTTGGAATTATAGTCCTAGATTGCATGTGGACTTGTGGGGTAATGGTTGGGGCAAATAGTGTGCCGCCACTAGATAGTTTATTCGGCGGCCAAGGTAGTTTTTATCAACGGGCAAGTTGGCGGCGCGAATTTGCTTGGTGGCCACATCGTTGTATTCGCGGTAATCAAATCATATGGTTGAAGTATGGGTATGAAGGAATGGCCATGTGGACTGGTCCGGGTACGCCAGTGTATGAGTACAACTGGCATACAGTTGAAGAGCATTTGATTTGGTGTTTAAAGAATAGATGATTACAAATGCTAATAGATTAAAGGAAAATGAAAATGGGAATGTTTGATTTTTTTAAGAAAAAGCTAGAGCCACCGCAAAAGAAAAAACCTATTGCAGAGGCAGCAAAGAAGCAGACTAAATCTGCTAAAGAAACGGCCACCGAAGCTGGCGAACCATATGTTAATATTTTAAGTATGGATATTGATCCTAACGATATGCAGAATGGCGCATTTGAACTAGATTGGAATGATATCTTTATTGCCAAACTAGTTAAAGCTGGTTACATGATGGGTCCAAATGATACAGATGCCGACATTGTAGATCGTTGGTTTACCAACGTGTGTCGCAATGTTGTATTAGAAACGTATGAACAATACGAAGCAATGGATCCTCAACGAGATCGAGTAGTAAAGACTCGCAACATTGGAGACGGAAGGTCTGAAGTATCGTGATATTGTATGTAAATGGTGATAGTAATAGTTCAGGAAACGAATTAAAGGACTCAGGTAAATCTTCATGGCCACAACTACTAGCCAATCGATTGGATATCTCCTTAGCAAATGAAGCTAAGAGCGGTACTAGTAATCCACAAATAATTAGAACTGCTAGTAATTCTTTATCTAGAGCCAATAAAGATACCTTTGTGATTATTGGATGGACTAGTTGGGAAAGAGAAGAATGGTTACATCAAGGGCAGTACTATAATGTCAACTCAGGCGGGTATGATACATTACCCCCCGAACTTGAAGAACGATATAAGCAATGGGTGATCGAGCAAGGGCCTGAACAACAATCTATCAAGTCCAAGCTGATGCATAGTCAGATACATCGTATGCATCGATCATTACTTGAGCGACATATTCCTCATTTGTTCTTTAATGCATTAATGCCGTTTCAACATAATCTATTAGATCCAATCCAGCTCAACTGGCATAAGAACTATGTAGGACCTTATGATAATGATCTTAGTTACTTTTGGTATTTGAAGAATCACGGATGGAAACCTACTAAAAATAATCACTTCCTAGAAAATGCACAAGCAGAATGGTCTGATGTGTTATACAATTATATTAGAGATAACGAATTGATATGATATTATATGTAAATGGCGATAGTCACACCGCTGGAGCAGAAGCTGTAAATGTTCACGCATTTGCCGAGGATGATCCAAAATATTTTTATCTCGGGAGAGCGCCACACCCTGATAATTTATCGGTTACTTGGGGCAAGTTACTAAGCCTAGCACTAAGAACTGGATTTCATTGTGAGGCCGAAAGTGCTAGTAGCAACTCAAGAATTTTACGAACTTCTCGTGAATGGTTGGCTACTCGACAAGATCTTGAAGAACTCTTGGTTGTTATCCAATGGTCAACTTGGGAACGAGAAGAATGGTTGTACAAAGACAGATACCTTCAAGTCAATGCTAGTGGTGTTGACCATGTGCCGCAAGATCTACAAGAAAAATATCGCCAATATATTATGGGTGTAGATTGGGAATGGAAAACTCAAGAAGCACATGACCAAATTTGGGCATTCCACAAAGAACTAGAAGAAAAAGGAATCAAGCATATCTTTTTCAACGGCAATAATGATTTTTCCAAAATTAAAGATCAGCGGGAGTGGGATATGTGTTATGTTGCACCATACGAGCCTACAATGACGTTTGATGCTATTGTTCGTAAACAAGGTATCGATACAGTTGCGCCCAATTCCTATCATTTTGGTAAGGATGCCCATAGCTTTTTTAACCGTTTTATGTTACAATACATTATTAATAACAAATTCATCTAAGGTCTACAATGCGCTATGTTTTAATCGATACGGCCAATATGTTTTTTCGAGCCAGGCATGGTGCTCACCGTGCAAGCGATACTTGGGAGAAAGTAGGCTTTGCATTACATGTTACATTAATGGCCGCTAACAAAGTAGCCAAGCGTTTTGAAGCAGACCATGTAGTGTTTGGCCTTGAAGGACGTAGTTGGCGCAAGGACTTTTATAAGCCCTATAAAGCCAATCGGGCTGTGGCCCGTGCCGCACTTACAGAAACCCAGCAAGAAGAAGATAAAATGTTTTGGGAAACCTATGATAATTTGACTAAATACTTGTCAGAGAGAACTAACTGTAGCGTTATTAGGCACGAAAATGCCGAAGCAGATGACATTATAGCTCGCTGGATTGCATTACATCCCCAAGACGAACATATTATTATCAGTAGCGATACTGACTTTGTTCAGCTCATCGCACCCAATGTTAAGCAGTACAACGGTATTACAGACGAACTAATCACTATAGAAGGAATCTTTGATGCTAAAGGAAAAGCGGTCATCGATAAAAAAACTAAAGAACCTAAAACAATCCCTAATCCGCAATGGCTACTCTTCGAGAAATGTATGCGCGGCGATTCGTCGGATAATGTGTTCTCGGCCT